GATGAAGACAGTAAAACATCTTGTGGATAAGTACTATAATTCCAATGATTTCAAGATGTTACGAAGCAGAACTAAGAAAGACTATCAATACTTTCTTAGTGTCATGGTGGCAGATTTTGGCTCTGTGAATTTTTGTGAACTCACAAGTAAGCAGGCCAAACACGCATACGAAAGGTGGGTTGAGCGAGGCATCAGTCTCGCCAACCACGTATGCACTGTGTCATCTATCCTGTTTCGTTATGCCATTGAGATGGAGTACACACATGTGAATCCGTTTGCTAACGTCAAACGCAAGACACCACCACAACGAAAAGTTGTGTGGACAGAGGATGATGTGCGTCAGTTTCTTGACACTGCATACGGTGACTTTCAGTGGCGTAGTATCGGATTGATAGTTCACATGGCATATGAGTGGTGCCAGCGGCTAGGCGATATGCGTCTGTTGACGTGGGATAACATCGACTTGGAAGCCAAGAAGCTGTATCTTGAGCAGTCAAAGCGTAGGGCAGAGGTAACTTTGCCCATACAAGATGACCTGCTTGAGATGCTAACACAGCAGGAGCAGGACTTTGGCTTTCAACAGTACGTTGTTCCACGTACAACGCCTGTACAGGGGCAGTACGAGCCATATAGTATGGAGAGACTATCCAAAGCTGGACGGGCTGTCATGCGTGAAACTGGGCTGTCTGATGAGCTACGTCTGATGGACTTGCGCCGCACTGGTACAACACAAATGGTAGAGGCAGGTGTACCTATGGGACAAATCATGTCGGTTACAGGACACAGTAATCCACAGTCGGTAAAACCGTACATGAAAAATACGTATGCTAGTGCAAATAATGCATTGACAACACGTAAAGCACATGGTAAAAGCACTTAACTGCCGCAAAGGAGAGTGATATATAATGAATAATATATATAACATTATAAGTGATATAGATGTACCCAATGGACAGACTAAACGTATGGACTGTCCTAACTGTGGTGGGTACAAGACGTTTACGATTACTAATAACTTGGGTAGCCTTGTGTGGAATTGTTACAAGGCTTCCTGTAATGTAAGTGGTGGCAACCGTGTACACCTAACTGTTGATGATATACGTGGCAGTATGGGTAACGTGGCTGACTTCGCCGATGATACATTTGATATGCCACAGTACATTGTACCACACAGAGACAAACGTGATGTGTTGCAGTTCTGTTATAGTTATGGACTAGACCCAGATAAGTTGGGTGCATTGTATGATGTGAAGGAAGACAGAGTTGTGTTCCCCGTTGTACACGATGGTAAAACAGTGGATGCTACAGGCCGTGCTATCGGCAAGCGTCTACCTAAATGGAAACGATATGGAAAAAGTGGCTTGCCATACACACACGGTTGTGGTAAAGTCGCAGTTGTTGTTGAGGACTGTGTGAGTGCAGCCGTGGTTGGTGGCGAATCCTTTGTCGGGGTTGCGATACTTGGAACATCTCTACAAGAATCGCATAAAGGGTACCTTGCGCAGTTCTCAACAGCCGTAATAGCATTAGACCCCGATGCATTACCTAAGACTTTGCAGATGGCAAAGGAATTACGTGGTCATGTAAACGATGTTCGTGTCCTGCGTTTGAAAGATGATTTGAAATATCGTAACCCGACAGATATGGAGAACTTGTATGGAATTATCAATCATTAGAAGCCTCATGGACAAGTCGTTCTATGATGACCATCGTGGTAGCAAATGCCCACCACGTTTGTTCAGCAAGGACGCACGTAAAGTCAAAGAGGCTATCGACACAGCTATGGATAGGTACGAACGCACCGTCACACCCGATGAGGTTGAGGCGTTGTTCATGTCAAACAATCCTACGCTGACTACAGCACAGAAGCAGGGCTATGCTTCTATGTTTGCTTCCATCAAGCGTGAGCAACCAATGGGTAGTGACATAGCACAAGAGGTGTTATCCAAACTATTCCAGCAGGTTGTTGGAGAAGACGTTGCCAATATCGGATTTGATATGGTCAATGGTGATGCCGCCACGCTTGAGAAGCTACGCAATCTGCTTGAGCGTTATGGTGATGACTTCATTCCTAACCTCAACATTGAGTGGGATGACATCACTATCGAAACACTCATGGCTAAAGCAGAGTTGGAAGCCCGTTGGACATTCAACATACCTAGCCTTGTACGCAAAGTAGAGGGTGTTAGTGGCGGTCAGCTTATCGAAGTGGGTGCTAGACCCAACACAGGTAAGACATCCTTCCACGCCAGCTTGATTGCTGCACCGGGTGGGTTTGCACACCAAGGCGCACAGTGCATTGTGTTGTGTAATGAAGAGCCTACCCACCGTGTCGGCGCACGTTATCTGACTGCAGCATCTGGTATGTCTGCCCGTGAGGTACGTGACAACATGGGCAAGGCCAAGGCACTCTATGAGCCTGTGATGAATAACATCAAGATTAAAGAGGCTGGTGGTCGTGACATGGCATGGGTGGAGTCTGTGTGTAAGTCATACAAGCCTGACATACTGGTGCTTGACATGGGTGATAAGTTCTCTGTGCAGGGTTCCTTTGCACGGCAGGACGAAGCACTCAAGGCATGTGCTATCTATGCAAGGCAGATTGCTAAGTCATATGACTGCGCTGTGTTCTATATGTCTCAGCTATCAGCAGAGGCAGAAGGCAGGTCACAGCTTAATCAGTCGATGATGGAAGGCTCACGTACAGGTAAGGCAGCAGAGGCTGACCTGATGATACTGATTGGCAAGACCAATGCACAGATAGAGGGTGAGGAAGAAGATAGTCCTATGCGGCACGTCAATGTGGTGAAGAATAAGTTGACAGGCTGGCACGGTATGGTTAATGTGGAACTAGATTATCAAACAGCGAGGTACACAGGATGAAGCTAACACTTGATATAGAGAACACAGTCACCAAGCGTGATGGTAAGATGCACCTTGACCCCTTTGAGCCAGAGAACTCACTGACTATGATTGGTGTGTTGACTGACCAAGGTATGGAGCAACACTTCCCATTTGACCACTGTGATGTACCTAATCAACAGGATTACTACGAGCGTGTGCAGTGGTATCTGGATGAAGCCACTATACTTATCTGCCACAACGCTGCGTATGATTTGATGTGGTTGTGGGAGTCGGGCTTCAAGTATGATGGCCCTGTATTCGACACTATGCTTGCGGAATACGTGCTACAGCGCGGTATCAAGGAACCACTGTCTCTTGAGGCATGTGCAGAGCGTTACGAACTGGACACCAAGAAGCAGGACACACTGAAGGAATACTTCAAGCAAGGCTACAGCACCCGTGACATACCATACAACGAGTTGTGTGAATATCTGTCTGCTGACCTCAATGCTACACAGCAATTGTGTGATAGGCAGATGCGGCGATTACATAGTTGTGATGATGCTGGACTCTTGAATACTGTAGTGCTGACCAATGAGGTAGCTGTGTGCCTAGCACGTATCTATCAGCGCGGGTTCAAGGTTGACTTGTCTGCACTAGACGATGTGCGTACAGAGTTTGAGCAGGAAAAGCAACAGCTTGAGACTGACCTACAAGAGCATGTGCGTAAGCTGATGGGTGACACACCTATCAATCTAAACAGTCCAGAGCAATTGTCTTGGGTAATCTATAGCCGGAAGGTTAAAGACAAGATGTATTGGGGCAATGCTATTGAGCCATACATGGATGATGCAGACTTCCGCAGCTTGATAGCTGGTTGTACAGATAAGATGTATAAAACTGTGGCAGAGCAGTGCCGGACGTGTAATGGCACAGGATATGTAAGAAAGGTAAAGAAGAATGGAGAACCGTTTGCGAAGCCTAATAGGTGCAGTAATTGTGATACTGCTGGTTTTACTCTCACACCTACCAGTGCGCTGGCTGGCCTCAAGTTCAAGCCCCCTTCACCAAAGTGGGCAAGTGCCAACGGCTTTTCAACCAGCAAGCAAAACCTAGAGGCACTAGAGTCTGCCGCTAAACAACGTGGCATGGACGATGCTGCTGACTTCTTGTACAAGGTACGCAGACTGAGTGCTGTGGACACATACCTATCTTCCTTTGTCGAGGGCATACAAACCTACACGAAGCAGGATGGTAAGCTGCACGTGCGGTTGCTTCAGCATCGCACAGCTACTGGCAGATTTAGTGGTGCAGACCCTAACATGCAGAACATGCCACGTGGCGGCACGTTTCCTGTGAAGAGAGTATTTGTGTCACGATTTGCTGGTGGCAAGGTAATGGAAGCTGACTTTGCACAGTTGGAGTTCCGCACTGCTGCCTATCTATCACAAGATGGAGTCGCTATTGAAGAAGTATCTACTGGATTTGATGTACACTCATATACCGCTAAAGTTATTAGTGATGCTGGTCAACCTACGAGTAGACAGGATGCAAAAGCGCATACGTTCGCACCACTTTATGGCGCAACGGGCTTTGGGAGAACGTCAGCGGAAGCAGAGTACTACACACACTTCACAAGAAAATACAGAGGAGTCTCAGAATGGCATACCCGACTGGCTAAAGAGGCTCTGAATACCCGCAAGATTACGACACCAAGTGGTCGTGAGTTTGCTTTTCCCGATGTGTACCGTAAGGCAAGTGGTCGCATCTCACACTTTACGCAGATAAAGAATTACCCTGTGCAGTCGTTTGCTACAGCAGACATTGTGCCTATTGCATTATTGCACATAGACAAGTTGCTAACGGGTATGCAATCGTGTATAGTGAATACAGTGCATGACAGTATTGTCATTGATGTACATCCTGATGAAGAATCACAGGTAATCAAAGTCATAGATGAAACTAATGATGCACTACCTTATCTCATCACCCAACGCTGGGGAGTTGAGTTCAATGTGCCTTTACTTTTAGAGGCAAAAATAGGTCCGAATTGGCTTGACACCAAGGACGTAACCTGATATAACTATGGGTCTTACAACTGAAAAGGAGTTAATTATATGAACGACATTACAACTATTGATACTAATAACTATGCTGAGATGGCTAAAGCTATGGGCATGGCAAATGAAGCAAGTTCGCAGAAGAAGCAGGGTATGTTCCTTGCACGTCTGCGTATCCAGCATTCCGCTATCTTGGGTACGGATACCATTAAAGTTAAGGGTGGTACGTACAAGCTAGAGATTCCTGATGGCCCAACGTACTACGCAGAGTCTGCTGTTGTGCGTCCATTTATGCAACGCTTCATGTATAAGAAGTTTGTTATGGCTACAGGCACCTCGCCTAATCGTTACGTTAAGACCGTTATGGCTGATAGCCTGAACATGGACTTGAAAGATAATGACGGTGGGTTTAACTGTGGTAAGCCTTCAGGCTGGATAGAAGACTTTAAGTCCCTGCCTGATGCTACTAAAGAATTGATTCGCTCTATCAAGCGTGTACGTGTAGTGCTTGGTGTAGTTGAGTTGGTCAATCCAAAGGACGCTGAAGGCAATCCCGTAGATGATGGTATACCGTTGAGTAATGTCCCATTCATCTGGGAAGTGGAGAACCGTGACGCATTTAAGACAGTAGGTGGTGTGTTTACACAGCTTGCTAAGATGAAGCGTCTTCCTGTGCAGCATAGCGTTACTCTGAATACTGAGGAACGTAAGCTACCTAACGGCAATAGCTTCTACTTGCCTGTCACGTCACTTGATGTGACTAACGTAATCGAACTTACTCAGGATGACCAAGAAAAGTTTGGTGAGTTTATGTCTTGGGTACAAAACTACAATGAGTACATTATTAATGCCTACGCAGAAAAGGCATCGTCTAAGAATGACGAGGACTTGGATGAGTTAAACATTGATGATGTTGTTGATGTAGAGTTTGAAGAAGAGGTAGCGTAATGAAGCATCCTGCTGAACTGGCGTTGCATCAGTATCTTGAACATGCCACACGTGGTAATACAAGCATGTCACCTGAAACAATCAAACAGATTGGTGATGATGTCATGGCTGCTGCACAACGTCAGTTCGGTGGGGGCAACAAGCGTGATAAGTTTACCCTGCGTATGTCAAATGTAGGCAGACCAACTTGTCAACTCTGGTATGATAAGAACAAGCCAGAGGTAGCTATTCCCCTACCGACAACATTCGTAATGAACATGATGATTGGAGACATCGTTGAGGCTGTCTTCAAAGGTATCTTAACAGAAGCAGGAGTAAAGTATGAAGACACGGATAAAGTTTCTCTTAACCTCGGTGACGATAGCGTTTCTGGTAGTTATGACCTCATCGTTGATGGTGCAGTTGATGATATTAAATCAGCTTCAGACTGGTCATACAGAAACAAGTTTGAATCCTATGACAGTCTTGCCAGCGGTGATGGTTTCGGGTATGTGGCTCAATTAGCTGGATACGCTAAAGCTGCAGGCAAGAAAGCAGGTGGCTGGTGGGTAGTGAACAAAGCCAATGGGCAGTTCAAGTATGTACCAGCTACAGGTCTTGACATTGATAAAGAGGTATCCCAAATAAAGGATACGGTTCAGACAGTAAAGGAGAATAAGTTTGAGAGATGTTTTGAACCAGTGCCTGAGACTTTTCGTGGCAAGCCCACAGGTAATAAAGTCCTTAATGACGGATGTAAATTTTGCAGCTATCGCTTTGATTGCTGGGATAGTCTTACTGAGTTACCTGCTGTAAAGTCACAGGCAAAGAACCCGCCGATGGTAAGCTACATTGGAGATGTAGTTGCCTAGCGCAAAACAATTTAGGGCAGCACGAAAGTATGGGTATCGTAGCGGTCTTGAACTCAAGGTATCTGACTATCTCAAAGATTTGAAGATTGATTTCTTGTATGAGGCAGTCAAGATAGAGTGGGAAGACTTAGCATATAGAACGTACACACCAGACTTCGTGCTGTCTAATGGCATCATTATAGAAACCAAAGGACAGTTCACTGCAGCAGATAGACGCAAGCATCTGGCTATTAAAAAGCAGCATCCCAAGTTGGATATTCGTTTTGTGTTTGAAAGTAGCAGACGCAAACTTCGTAAGGGTGCTAAGTCTACATACGGTGAATGGTGCATTAAGCATGGCTTCAGATACTATGACAGGATTATTCCTGAAGATTGGTTGAAAGAGAAGGGCAAGAACAGGCATCCAAAGTTTATTAAGTTTGGCGGCACGAAAGTAAAAAGGAGATAAGTATGGATATGATGGATAAACTATCTAAAGAAATACACAATGAAGATTTCATTATACGTGTCAGACCATTCGCTGATGAAGATGGTAAGTGGTCTGGTGAGGTGGACATATCAATTATGGCTATGCCAGATAATCCTATGGATGATGAGGACTACTATCAGGTTATGCACTTCGCTAAGATGATGTGCGCTGCTGTTCCTGTTATGGAAGAGGTAGAAGACTTACGTAATATTGTGCATGAATATGTAACGAAAGTTATTGACAGGGAGATGGATATTGATGTAGAACTAGAAGATGCGGGTAAAGAAGCATACTCTGGTCACACCGTTGAGGGTAATGTAATACACCTTCACTTCAATACCAGAACGAAAGGGTCAGCATGAGTAGACACGAAGACTACATGAAAGCAATGATGATACAAGAGGAGTTACGTATGGCACAAGCAAAGAAACAAAGTGATAATGTTGTTGATATGGTCAACAGCCCACCACACTACAATCAGACGGGTATTGAGTGCATTGATGCTATCTCCGCTGCAACTAATACTAATTTCAAGTATTACTTACAAGGTAATATTATGAAATACCTGTGGCGATT